ACTCAATGTACCTGAGTCAAGAATAGGTGCAGATGGTGGATTCAACTTAGGTAGATCATCTGAGATCTTGCGTGATGAACTTATGTTCAGTAAGTTTGTAGGTCGCTTGAGAAAGAGATTCAGTGGTGTATTCTTAGATCTACTCAAGACACAACTAATCCTCAAAAACATAGTGACACCGCAGGATTGGAACAAGATGGCAGAACATATTCAGTTCGACTATCTCTATGACAATCACTTCGCAGAACTCAAAGAAACTGAGTTGATGAATGAGAGACTCAATCTCATGACTCAGATCGAACCATACATCGGAACTTACTACTCTCGTGACTATGTGAAGCGTAAGATACTACGTCAGACAGAGGAAGAGATGATTGAAATGGATAAGGAAATGGAAGAGGAGAATGCAAGTGGTATTGGTGTACCTTTAGAAACGCAGCAAGCGATAGCACAAGGTCAAATGGAAGTTGATAGGGCGACTACTAACCTCGGAAAGAATGGAAAAGACCCAGATACAAAGGGTGACAGCACGGAATCACCCGGCATAGACATAAAGAAAGCTAAAATATAAGTATAAATAGATATACTATATAAAAATTCAATATGGAATCAGCAGAATTAGTTGATATGATGATCAATGGTGCTTCACCATCTGAGATGCAAGACGCTGTTAAAGATCTTATCAATCTAAAAGCAGCAGACAAAGTGGACGAGTTCAAACCTCAGATTGCTAATTCTCTATTTGGTACACCAGAAGAGGAAGTACCAGAAACTGAATCTGAACTTGAAACTGAAACTGAAACCGAAATTTCACAAGAAACACAAGAAGAAGAATGACTCAACCATTAAAACAGGTGACAGACCTCGGTATCTTGAGTAGTGCAAACGCTACAGCAGTTACTGGTGATTCATTTATTGTGAAGACAGGACTATTACATGGTTCTGCTACTGCTGCAAAAGGCGGTGGATTGGTTGGGGTATGCAATACAACTACATCAGCAGTTGGTGTATCGTCAATTCATGTGAATAAACAGGATGACAAGATACTTAGATATGCACATCCTGCTACTTCAACTGTCATAGCAATCACAAAGGGTAATCCAAGCACTATATTAGAAGTCAGCACCAGAGACACAAAAATTGTCAAAGGCGATTTTGTCACGCTTACTGGATCTGCAGTTGGTGGATATAACACTGCCATCAAGCACTTAGAAGTCACAGCGATCAATGGATCACAAAGATACAATGATTATAAGACTACTATCACAGTCAGTGCCAACACAGCATCATTAGCAGACTTTACAGGAACTGCACAATTATCCAAGTCAGTAATTCCAATATTAAAACCTTCTTCCTCAAGTGGGTGTGAGTTATACATCAATGAGGTACAACTAGGATGAAACTAATAGCAGAAGAAATCGAATCAGTTGAAATTATCGCTGAAGAAAAAAACGGTAAGAAAAGTCTATACATTCAGGGTCCATTTCTACAAGCAGAGGTGGTGAATCGTAATAAACGATTCTACCCACTAGAGACAATGGTCAACGAGGTATCTCGTTATAACAAGTCTTTTACAGATAAAGGTCGTGCTCTAGGAGAGTTGGGTCATCCAGATGGTCCATCTATAAACTTAGATCGCGTATCACATAAGATTGTTTCTCTTACTCAAGAGGGAAATAATTTTATTGGTAAGGCACAGATCTTATCAACACCCATGGGAAAAATCGCGGAATCTCTTCTCTCTGAAGGAGTGAAACTCGGAGTTTCCAGTCGTGGTATGGGTTCTATCAAGAACGTTGATGGTATAAACCACGTCGGTGAAGACTTCATGCTTGCCACTGCTGCTGATATAGTAGCAGACCCTTCTGCCCCCGATGCTTTCGTAGATGGCATCATGGAAGGCAAGGAATGGGTATGGGAAGGAAACGTTTTGCGTGAAATGAGATGCAACGAGGTTAAGAAGTCTATAAATAACTTGGTAGATCAAGAAATTCTAGAGGCAAACAAGTTGCGTCTCTTCGCGGACTTCTTATCTAACTTATAAATAATAATATTAACACATTCTAAGTACATTCGGAACCATAATGGCTGAAGAAAAAACACTACATGAGATGGAAAATCAGGTAACGAAAGGTGCTAAGTCTGCCGATCCAATGCCAAAGGCACCTAACTACGTCCCAGACGCAGGTGCAGTTGAGGATCTCGGCGGTCCTACTCCTCAGAACTCCAAGTCTACAGACGACTCTAACAAGTTGAAGACTCCATCTGCTAAATTTGCCCAACAGGGTGATCCACAGACTAAAGGGTCTGCAGGATCTCATACACTTCCCGGTCCATCTGCAATCAAATCCTCTGGATATGGTCGCGGTGCTAACGAAGAAGTGAAGCAGGAAGAGGAAACAGTAGTTTCTGAAACTGAGGAAAAGGTAGAAGATGTTATCCAAGAAGAAGAGATCGATCTTTCACAAGACGTTCAAGCACTTCTTGAAGGTGAAGAACTCTCTACAGAGTTCAAAGAAAAAGCAACTACCGTTTTCGAGGCAGTTGTAAAATCAAGAATCGCCGAAGCAAAAGAGGCGATGTCTGCTCAGTACGATAAGAACCTTATCGAAGAAGTTGATTCTATCAAGAAAGAACTTACTGAGAGAATTGATTCGTACCTAGAGTACGTAGCAAATGAGTGGTTCACTGAGAACACACTTCAATTAGAATCAGGAATCAGAGGAGAACTCTCTGAATCCTTCATGACAGGTCTCAAGAACCTTTTTGAAGAACATTATGTAAACATCCCTGACGAGAAATACAATGTACTTGAGGCAATGGTCGAAAAACTAGATGATATGGAGACTAAACTCAATGAACAGATTGAAAGCAATGTTTCACTAACGAAGCGTTTAGCGACATCTGTTTCCGACAACATCCTAGATGAAGTCTGTGAAGGTCTTGCATTATCTCAAAAAGAGAAGATTGCAAGTTTAGCAGAAGGCGTTGAGTTTGAAAGTGAAGTACAATATCGTGAAAAATTGTCTACTCTTAGAGAGACATATTTCGCTCCTAAGAAACCAGAGGCAAGTTCACAAGAAGTTATCTCTGAAGATGCACCAGTAGAGGAACATTCCCCTGCTATGGAGTCATACATTCAGGCACTAACTAAGTACCAGTAAATTAACTAAAACACAACAAAAATGTTTAATTCTTCTCAACTACAGAAGAAGTGGCAACCTCTCCTAGAGGCAGAAGGTATTGATAAGATATCTGATAATCATAGGAAAGCGGTTACCGCACAACTTCTAGAAAACCAAGAAAGATTTTTAAGAGAGGAACGTGCATTCCTTACAGAAGCACCTCCTACAACATCATTAGGAAACGGTGGAGCATCCGCAGGAACTCCCGGATTCAGTGGTGGATCAACTGATGCAGGACCTGTAGCAGGTTTTGACCCAGTTCTTATCTCTCTTATACGTCGTGCTATGCCTAACTTGGTGGCATACGATTTAGCAGGCGTACAACCAATGAACGGTCCAACAGGTCTTATCTTCGCGATGAGAACCAGATACGATGGACAGTCAGGAAGAGAGGCATTCTTCAACGAACCAGATTCAGCGTTCTCTGCTCAAGATGATAATGCATCACTAACACAAGGTGACTATGCATTAAACACAACAGATGGCGGAACTGACGTTGGTTTCGGTACAACAGCACAAGGTACTTCACCCGGAACAGATGGAACAAACCCATCAATCCTAAATGGTGGATCAGGTAATGCTTACAACGTTGGTCAAGGTTTTGACGCTCAGTCACTTGAATCTTTAGGAGATGCAGCAGGTAATGACTTCAGAGAGATGTCATTCAGCATCGAGAAGGTTACTGTTGCAGCAAGATCAAGAGCACTAAAGGCAGAGTACAGTTTAGAACTTGCTCAAGACTTGAAGGCAATCCACGGTCTAGACGCTGAAGCAGAATTAGCAAATATCCTCTCAACAGAGATACTTGCTGAGATCAACAGAGAAATCATCAGAACAATCTACAAGGTTGCTGAACCCGGTGCACAAACAAACACTGCAACAACTGGAGTCTTCGACTTAGACGTTGACTCAAACGGAAGATGGATGGTTGAGAAGTTCAAGGGAATGATGTTCCAACTTGAAAGAGACTCAAACGCTATCGCACAAAGAACTCGTAGAGGAAAGGGTAACATCATCCTTTGTTCTGCTGACGTTGCTTCTGCACTTGCTGCTGCAGGTCAATTAGACTACACTCCTGCCCTAAACGCTAACTTAACAGTTGACGATACAGGTAACACATTCGCAGGTACATTGAACGGAAGATTCAAGGTATACATCGATCCATTCGCTGCTAACCTTTCTGCTGATCAGTACTATGTCATGGGTTACAAAGGTACTTCACCTTATGACGCAGGATTATTCTACTGCCCATACGTTCCATTACAGATGGTAAGAGCAGTTGGACAGGATACATTCCAACCTAAGATTGGTTTCAAAACCAGATACGGTATGGTATCAAACCCATTCGCTGAAGGTACAACTCAAGGTCTTGGAAGAATCACTGCTGGTTCTAACCGTTACTACAGAAGAGTTAAGGTTCAAAACC